GTGTTCCTGCTCCAACTGTTACACCAGAAGCATCCTTAGCAACTGCCTTGATAGTAGTTGTGTTTGCACCAACTGCAATAACAGACTTAACTGGAGTTGCTTCAATTGTAGCAATATCTCCGTAGAATGTTACCTTTTCTGTTGCAAGGACTGTGCCTGTAAGGGTTGTAAGAGTGATTGTTCCAACTCCTGCTGTACCGTCAGCAAATACGCCAATGTAGTTTCCTGATGGAATTACTAGTGCACGACCAAGAGAGGAAATGGTTGTAGCATTTGTACCAAAACCTACCAAACCTGTTCCTGAAACTGTTGCAAGGATTGACTCAGTTGCGTTTCCACCTGCTGCATTCTTAGGTGTAACAACAATTACCGCTGCTGCATCTGTAGAAGTAGCCCTTGGAGCAAATACTACATCATCTGCTGTTGCTGTAATAACTTCTCCACGGTTAAGAATTGAAGTTGTAGTTGAAGCAGATGGAGTAATATCCGCTGCCTTAACTGTTACTGTCCATGCAACTGATGGACCTGTTGCTGGGCGAGTTGTGATAATTCTTGCTTCGTATGTTCCTGCAACTGAAGGTGCTACCAAAGACACTGTAAACTTTGCAGTTACATATCCTGGAGTATTAACAGTTGAGTTAACGTCGGCAGAAAGATTTCCTGCTGCAACTGAAACTGTAGCAGTTGTTGTTTCAAGCAATGTGAGTGTAGCACTCTTTGATGCGCCAGTTGGTTGTACGAACATAGCAGAAAGCACTGTTGCTGTATCTGCAGTTGTTTCTGAAATAAATGACAATGTTACTACTGCTGTAGCAGTCTCACCAGCAGTGATTGTATCTGTAGCAGAATCAATCGTTAGCGTTGGTGCGATCACAGCAGCACTTGTCGGAAGTGCTGAAAGTACGCCAAAGGACATTGCTGCAGCGAGTCCGAGGGCAATTTTCTTAAATGAATTCATTTTTCTCCTTGTTGTTTTTATATTAAGTTGAGTTTATCCAGAAAATCCTTAACATCGTTAGGCATTTCCCGATTATCTAATTCTACCATACGCTGCTGCTTTTCTGCAAGTCGTGCTGAAGAACTCCACGTATGGATTTCTATCTCTGTATTATTAGTCTTTTGTGTATGAGATATTGCTCCAAATACCGCCCCACAAACCGCATCAGCCAAGTCTTTTGATTTTTTACGAGGGTGATCTACCCTATTCCCCTTCATTATTTTTAATTCTGACATCTCTTCTAATAGTAAAGGAATCATTGGAATAGCAACACGCTCTTCATAAATCATCATAGCCAGGTCTTCATAGTGTTTTTTAGCAACTGAGACTGTTTCTGTTTTAATTCCAACAGCCTGCAATTCATTTTGAATATCAAATGATTGCCATCTGTCAAATGAAACCATACCGATATTAAAACCTTCTCTACGCAAATTAATAATCCATTGTTTTACTTCAGATAAATTGACTGGTCCCTCTGCTCTTGGCTCCCACCAAGCAACGGCATCAACAACAACTATGGGGGCTACCTGCTCATAGTCCTTAATAACTTGAATATTAACCCACTTATCAACATGTGCAATAGCAACAGCACACTTGTCATGTTTTTGTGCAAGGTCAGCATGAATATAATAAACTTTGTCTGGATCTGGTTTAAATGTTGCGTCAAACCTTCTAAATTGGTCTAACGGATTTCTAGTATTCATACATTTTTCTAACTTTTCTTTTTGCTTAAAAAAAGCATCTGAAGCATATGTTGGAACACATGCAAAGCGCATCATTGCATCTGCTAAGTCTGTATAAAAGGCTAATTTAAAATCATCTATTTTGCGGGTAGGATTTACTTCCCATGTAGGTCTTTTAAAAGCCAAAACCTTTGGAACTTTGTAAGAAATGATGGAATCTTCTTCCCAGTTAATTTCAAACTGATTGTTTGGGTCATCGTGTGGTAATTCTTCATTCATAATAAAGACATGCTTTTTCTCTATTGTTTCTTTTTCTGCAATTACATCTTCATATCTTTTAGAGATAAAGTCTCCTTGATACCGTGGGAAAGAAAGTAAAACTACTTTTCCAAGATCTGGAAAACGAGAATCCACAGTACCACGAAACGCTTTATAAATATTTTCTGCAGTTTTACCTTGTTCATTGCCAGTTCCAACCTCAGATGCAAAACCAGAAATTTCATCAAGTACGGCAAGCAGCAAGTTCAAACCCTCATGTGATTCACGCTCTGAGTGACCAGAGTAAACGGTAATTGATTTATCAAACTCAACGCTATCAGCCTTTGCATTGTATTTACCTGCAAACCAAGGAGATTTTTCAATCTTTGTTTTAAAACCTTTAAAGAAAACATTCTTAGCCTGTTGTGCGTTAATAGCAACGTTAATTAAATCTATCGCATCCCCGCTTGGTTTTCCGAAGTATCTTGCGGGATCTTTGAGACAAAGTAACTTATAAACAATGTAAGCACAAGCAACAGTGGAAGTAAAATCTTTACCGCTACCCTTCCCCAACTGTAAGATAATTTCGTTTTTTGTATATTTTTCATAGTATCTAGCCCCCTCTACTGATCCATAAAGTTCCTGTAAGTCTTCTTTTTTGTATATCTGACTCATTGCTTCTACAATGTCATATTGAATAGATGATAGCGGTGGTTGTCCCAAATAATCAGAAGACTCAACAAATGTTTTTGCGTCTACTGGGATTTCTTCAAACTGATTTTCTTTTAATACTTCAAGAAAATCATTGAACATTGTGGACAATTGTAATCACTTCTCCTTCTTTAGCAATTTCAGATAAACGCTTCATTATTAAGTCACGAACTTCTGGATGACTTGAAGCAATGTCTCTTAATATTCCAACCAAAACTTCCTGCCTTCTTTCAATTTGAACCATTTCTTCTGCAAGTTCTTTATTTTCAAGAAGCCCAGCCTTTTGAAGCATTTCAATTCTAGATTTTTCAATGTCCATTACAAGTTTAATAGCCTGAGTTTTTGCACTAAGATTATTCGTCATTGATGCCTCATCAATAACCTCGTAAGATTTTGTAATTAATTTACTATAGTGTGCATCTGCTCCAGCAAGTGCTTCTTTTGCACGAGCACGAATTGCTTCATTAGCAGAAGCCATAACTTTCCACTCATTAATTAATGCAACAACACGAGTTCTTGGCATATCCAAATCTTTAGAAATTTTTGTTGGATCTTGTCCCTTAAGATATTCTGCAACAACTTTATTTACCTCATCAAGGTGATCAATTAATTCTTTTTCAGTTGACATTTTTTTCCTTTGCTATTTTAAGCAAAACTAAATATCCAATAAGGTCATCTATATCATTGTCTCCAACATAGTCTGTGCCCTTCATAAGTCTACTTAATTTATCATCAATTCTTACTCTAAGTTGTTCTACTGGATCTGATTTACTAAAAATTCTAACAGGGTCTAAAGCAGAATCTCCATATGCAATGTTTTTATCAATAAGCATTTTTGCAATTCCGTGACAAGTTACCCAAATATCTTTGCCAGAGGGTGCCCCTACAGAATAAAGATATAAATCTTCACAACTAAAATTTTTTACATCTTTAAATACTGGTTGCAAATTCATCGTCTAGATTTCCTTAATCCAAATTTTGCAAGGTATACGTAAATAGTTTCAACACTAGTTCCACACTCCTTAGCAATGTCTTGCGGGGACTTTTTGTCCATAACAAATCTTTTACGGAGCCACGCCTCGCTTGTATACAGTTTACCAGTCATAAGATTATTTGTCAAACTTTTCTTTAATATCATAATTAAACCTGTCGGAATCCTCTAATATCCACTTATCTTGATTTTCTACATCATATTTTTTTTCATTAATTATTCTATCAATAACGTAATCTTTTTTAAGCGTAAACGATGGTTCATAAACTCTTACTCTATTGTTAGGTTGTATAGCAAAATTTCCATCATCCCGTTGTATAACATGCCCACATTTGTGATCTGCTGGGCTTTCTGAATAACCATCATCCAATACATTGGTATCAGGGTTATGCCAATCAAGAGTAAAAAGGTATGTTCCTTTAATAAAAGTTTTAGTTCTATCAATATAAGACATTCTAAGATTAGTTAAGTTTTCAAATTTAGTGACAGAAATGTGATGACTAAACGAATTCCATAAAACTAAATTGTGTAAATCAATTTCTGGAACACCTGGTTTTGTACAAAATGCAGATATAGGAAGTCTCCACCATAAGCCCCCATCTTCCATCATAATATGAAATAGTGGACTTCTTGACTTGATACTTGAAACACCAAATATAACACATTCAAAATATTTGTCATGGCTATCCTGATGATTTCTTAAATAGTTACCTCTTACATAACAGTTTATTGGTGGTATGTTTGCGTTTAACTCAGGCATTATTCTTCAATCCTCATTGCTTTATTCCAATTATTAATAGCCCAATGACCGATGCCACAAGCGTCAGCAACGTCATTATCGTTAATAATTTTATCATAATTGATTTCAATTAATTTAATAGTCCTTTCTTTTCTAATCTGCCTTTCATATGTTTTATACCAAGACTCTGACTTTCCAGGAGTTTTTAGTCTAATTGCAACCTGTTCTTCTTTTGTTAATTTTTTGTTTCCTAAATAATTTTGCCAAGTTATGGGTGCTACAGTCCCTATACTTTTTGTTCCAGTTAGTCCTGCTGCTCCTAAGAGTGCACCTTGAACTAATGCTAAATCAGCAGCAGTTTTAGGACTATTCATAAATACGGTGTGTTCAATTACAACTGCTTCAAATCCTCCATAATATTCAAAAAAGGCTTTTGTTTTAGCGCAAGCATCCATAACTTTTTCATAATTTGTTTTTCCTTCAAAATTAATTTTACCAATATTTCCTAAAATGTTATTATTAAAAATAGCAAAAGCAAGACTATTAGTGCTTGCGTCAATAGCACAAATTGTTTTTGGATTACCACTGTTGTTCATAATCAATAAATCCTTTTATTTGTTTTAGCATTTTGTCTACCTCTTTTTTATTTACATTACAGTTAGAGCAAAATCCAGAATCATTATATATTGATAGTTGTTCTTTACAGCCACCAAGGCAAAGTCTTTTTTTTCCTTTTCTTTTTTGTCTACGAGTTATTTGATACCTTTCGGCTATCTTTGCCTTTGTTGCTTCCTCTCTACAAGAGTTTCCACAATAAATTTGATAACTTACTTTAGGTTTAAATGGGGTCTCGCATCTTTCACATAATCTCACATTAATTAACCCTCTTCATCCTTTAACAATACCAAAGGTTTAATTTTTATTGTCCCTGGCCCTGCTTCAGCACAGGCTTTTTGAATTGGACATACTTTACAAATTTTTGAATTTGAACGATATGGAATTTCTGGCAAATTTTGATCTTGCCAATTCTTATAAACCACTCTCATCCATTCAAAAGCCTGCTCTACCCAATTACGATAATGTTCATTCACTACTACAGGCAACGTAAGTAACTCATGGTTATTTTTATTTTCATAAATCATAACGCCTTTACGAATCTTTAAAACTTTCATATACATTAATAACTGCATTAAATGACCCATCTTAGGTCGTCTACTTATTTTTTTGTACTGAAAGCCATCATTGGGCATTGTCTTTATTTCACCAACAAGTTTTTCACCTTTATAGTTAAGCATTACATCGCCATATCCATCAAATGGTGGATCATCAGTTTTAACTCTAAACTCCATTGCTGGATGAGTTTGTTTGTTATATTTTCTTGGAAGTGGGTCAAATTCCATATCCTCTACAAGCAATCCAGATGATGCTATTGCCTCTTGAATTCTTTCATGCCCAAGACTTCCCTGTGTTCTATTTGCTACACCAAAAGCATCTGCATTGTCATAAAATATTTGACCTTCAAATGCTAAATGCCAATACCTTGGACATTCTCCAGAGCCGTAGGTTAAATTGGATGCAGAAAAATTACTTTTCTTTGTAAATTTTGGTTTTGTTTTAGCAAGATACCCAGAGTTAATTGCGTCTACCAAACCCTCAACAAAACTTTCGTCTTCTTCAGTATTTGTAACTTTACTTTTGGTATCTTTAATCATAATCTGTTTTAATAAATTTTTAGCCATTTTTTATCCCTTGTTTATATTAAGTATAGCAGGTTAGCGCATTATGTATTTAAGCGCTGATACCAAATCGTTAATTGCTTGTGCTGCCGTAAAGTATATATTTTTCTTTGCTCTGTCCGATTTATCAACATTAGCCATCCAAGTTGCTTTAAATGACATTTTTGCAGCAATGGCCTGAAGCCTGACAATTTCAAGACTAGCAGCCTGAAGCGGAATATCTGGCTTTATAATAATTTTTGCAATCATAGTTAGAGCAACGGTTAACTCTTCGTCTTGCATATAATCTGCAATTTCTGTCAAACCATTTACCATATCAAGCGTTGTTTTTTGTGATCCTGCCTCACTCATCTATTTTTCTCCTCTGTTAATTGTTCTAACATATCCATTTCAATTATAGCAAGTCTTACCTTTGTATTACCTTCTCCAAGTATTACAATAATTGCTGGAGATTTGTCTCTACCCGCCTGAATAGAGTCAGTAACAGCCTTGGCCCAAATATCTTTATTTAATGTAAAAGATTTGTTTGCTTCTTTAAAATCAACAACAAATTCTCTCCATGTAGCATCTCCCTTTTGGGTATTCCTTCCTGAATTTTTATGTTGTTTTGCACCTATTCGTTTTGATTCATTTTTTTCACTCATCAACAAAATCCTTTTTTCTTTTTTTAGGAGGAATTAGATTAACTTTTGAAATATGTTTTTGTGAACACATCCAGGTAGCATCTCCAGTTTCCTGCCAATATCTTAAAGTTGTTACAATTTCTTGACATGTTTTACAAGGCCACTTGCCAGGATAAGTTGAAAATTTATACTCAGGCATTAATTATTTTAGCCTTAAGTTCTTCTTGTAAATTTAAATCTTCTTTAACACGATTAATAAATCCGTCACGACCTTGTACTTTAGTACCATCATCTAACTGATACCATGCTCCAGTTCTATTTACTAAGCCCATTGATTCTGCAGTATCAACTAAATCTCCTATTGCATCAATACCAACATTATCACCTCTAAAATAAAAATCATACTCACCAGATTGAAAACCTGGAGAGGTCTTAGAGAATTGTAATTCCCAACGAATTTTTCTTCCAATTTTTTCCTCAATTAATTTATCTCCAACCTTAATTTTTCCTTTAAGTGCTTGGTTATCAGATTCTGAAGAAAATAATTTAATTACACAGGATGAATAGAACTTTGTAGCCTGACCGCCTGATGGTTGTTGGCTAGTATACATTGCATTAATATTATTTCTGGACTGAGAAATAAGGACAAGAAGTGTAGGCTTTACTTTATTGTTTGCATAATTAAGCATTTTCCAAGCATTACTGAAATCTCTAGACTCAGCGCCAATTTGTTTTGTATTCTCAAGCGCTTTCATTTCATCTGAATCTTTTTCAAAATATATAGCAGGAAGCATTGAAGTAATTGAGTCAATTACAATAAGATCAACGCCAGCATTTATTAATCCTACTCCAACATCCACCATATCACTAATTGTACGTGCTTGTGAATAAATTAGTTTAGTTGGGTCTACCCCTAGTTGCTTAGCCCAATCCTCCGAGTAGGACATTTCAGAATCAATCCAAGCACATACCTTTCCTTCTTTTTGTGCTAAAGCAATCATTTGTAAACACATAGAGGATTTGGCAGAAGATTTGCTACCCCAGATAAGAACCTGTCTGCCGTATGGTAATCCACCACCTAATGCACGATTCAAGCCAAAACTTGGTGTTGGCTGATATTCAAAGTTAATTCCTTCTCCAGTTCCAAGTCGCTTTCTAATTCTTGGGTCTAACTGAGACAATACATCTTCTACACTAACCGACATTTACATCCTCCATTATAACGGTTCCATCTTTGGTTTTACCAAAACTAAATTTATACGCATTGCCTTCTTGAACATGCATGTAGGCTTTTGGAAATGCTGTTGGAAATACTGTAACAGAGTGTAAGTCTCGTGCAGTATCTGCTAATGTAAGTGAAGCCATTTTTTTTCCAGCCTTTGTAATTCTTGGTTTAAAAGAAACAACAAACATTTCGTCTTCTTTGTAAGGAAGTTGCTTATAACTTAAAAATTTAATTAACGCATTTGAAGATTCTTTTATTTCATCTATAGGAACTGCAGAAACAATCCTATTATCGCTAGCAAGAATTAAGTAGGTCCGACCTGTTTCAATAGTCGTTGATTCTTCATCAAATATACCAACAGATCCTGTCTTGTCAAGAATTTCAACTCGTGACCACCCAGTTCCTCTTTTAATTGCTTTAACCATTCCCATTAATATAAAAGAACCTTTTTCTTCAAAGTCCTCTACGTCATTAATAAATGCATAATAGTGAGATGGAATTGTAATATTAAACTCTGGAAGATTTAGATAGTCATATAAATTTTCCTTAATCTCATCATCATTCCTTGGATTATCTGGAAATGTGGCAGCGCCAATTGACCTTAATGCCTGTAGTGCACGAGAGTTTACTCCATTTCCTTTAGTAAAAGTAAATTCTTCAAGTTCTTTATAAGATTTAAATGGTCTTGCTGCAATGTACCTTTCTGCAATTGTGTCAGATATGTACTTAATAGCACTCAACCCAAAACGAATACCTTTACCTTCAATCTTAAAATCTGTATCTGAATCATTAATATGTGGAAGTTTAATTGGTATGCCCATACGTTTTGCTTCAATAAGATATTCTGTTCTACCGTCTTTATCTTTCTCATTTTTGAGAAGGGCAAACATAAACTCAAGTGGATAGTAATACTTTAACCACGCCGTCCAATACGAGACTGTAGAGTAAGCAACCGCATGACTCTTGTTGAACGAGTAGCCTGCATGCGCCTCAAAGTCATGCCATAGATCAAGAGCCTGATTGGGACTAATATAGGTAGAAGCACCTTTAACGAATTTGTCTTTGAATACATCAAACTCTTTAGCATTTTTTTTCTTGCCAATGATTTTTCTAACTTTATCTGCTTCCGACATGGACATACCGCCAAGGTATACGCATGCTTGCATAACTTGTTCCTGGTATAAAACACAGCCATAGGTGTCCTCCGTAAATGGTTTCATTACCTGATGACTATATGATACCGACTGTTTTCCATGCTTACGAGCAATATAATCTTTACCAATAGTATTCATAGCACCTGGACGAACAAGAGCATTAGACGCAGCAAGTTCGTTTAAGTTTTTTACACCCATCTTAACTAGAAGGTTTGTGTAAGGAGTTGCCTCACATTGAAACACTCCTTTAGTAAATCCGCTTGATAACATTTCATATACATTAGCATCTTCAAGATTAATTTCTAATAAGTTAATATCTTTAAAGTGATTTGTTTTAATCATATCAATAGTATCTTTAATAACGCTAAGAGTCTTTAGGCCTAGTGCATCAATCTTAACTAAGCCAATTCTTTCTGCTTCTTCCATGTCAACTCCAACAACTGGTATGCGTTCATCGCTGCCAGTAGAAGATCTTGTTTCCATAGGGGCATGCCTAAATATTGGTTCTTTTGCAGTTACAACACCAGCAGCATGAATTCCTGTACCACGAATACGACCACGAAGTTGTTCTCCGTATATCTCTACTTCTGGATATTTATTGCGAAAGTCTAGCGTTGATTTAGAACTACAAAAATCATCCCATGTGTCTACGGTTTTTAACACTTTGTTTACATCTGAAAGGGGAATGTTTAATACTCTTGATACATCACGAACAATGCCTTTACCAGTAAACTGTAAGAAGGTAGCAATAGATGCAACATGCCTATATTGTCTAACAAGATAATCTTTTACTTCTTCACGACGAGAATCCTGAATGTCGGTGTCAATATCTGGAAAGTCATTACGCTCTGGATTAATAAAGCGGAAGAACAATAAGCCATACTTGATAGGGTCAATATCTGTAATACCAAGTGCATAACAAACTAAAGATCCCGCAGAAGATCCACGACCTGGACCAACCATAATTTTTTCTTTTTTAGCCCAAGCAATCATACTCTGAACAACAAGAAAATATGAATCAAAGTTTTTTGATTTAATAATTTCCAACTCTTCATCTAGTCTATCTAGATAAACTTTGTCTAAAT